GGCCAAATATGGCCGCGATGCAATTGCAGAACTAGGCACTAAAGTAGAATCAGACGTAGCGTCTGTTTGTGAAACTACTCCTTACCGTTTTTATGGTGATGGCGTTACAGCATTGTCTAGCTACTCACAACTTGCTACCGCGTTGGCTTTCTTTAGAGATTTTGGCGCAGCTAAAATGGACACCAAAGCTTTCTTAGACAACATTACTATCCCGAGCATCGTAAATAGTGGCTTAAATCAGTTCACTACAGACCGAGGCAACAAGGAATCAATGAGCTGGGAAATTGGCGACTTTTCAAGATGTGAATGGTTTGAATCAAACTTGTTACCTATCCACACAGCTGGAACAGAAGGCGCAAGCGCATCAGTATTAACCGTTGTATCAACAGGTCTTGACGCAAATGGCGCAGTAACTTCTATCGTATTTAGCGGAACAGACGGCGCAACAGACGCGGATTCTGTTAAAAAATATGATAGCTTTCAGTTCAGCGACGGCGTAGCAGGCAAGAAAAACATGCGCTTTATGTCTTACATCGGACATAAGCTAACACAATCACCTGTTCAATTTTCTGCAACTGCGGACGCTGCATCAACCGGCGGCAGCCAAGTAACCGTAACAATCAACCCACCTTTGCAAGCCGCTGCTGGCGCTGAGCAAAACACAAACACACCAATCGTTGCTGGTATGCAAGTTACTGTATTACCTGATCACCGTTGTGGTTTGATTATGTCAGGCAGCCCGTTATACATGGCTATGCCTAGATTGCCAGAGCCTAGACCTTTTGATAGTAAGATCACATCCGATCCAGATACAGGCGCGTCCATGCGTACTTATTTCGGTTCTTTGTTTGGTCAGAACCAACAAGGCATTGTTCATGACTGCATCTGGGGCAAGCAACTTGCTGAAAACTACGCAATGAAACTTGTTATCCCTGTTTAGCATTACTAGATCTTGATAATGCCGCCTCGTTTGGGGTGGCATCTTAGAAATAATTAGTTCAGGAGAACTTTATGTCATCTTTAATTCCTATTGTTAATGCTGGTTTATCTTATGTGAATGGCTTAGAACTATCGCGTACTGACGATGCTTATGTTGCCGTTGCTGCGGGTGCTGCTCGTGATTCAAGTAATGTTGTTGATATCGTTGTCGGTTCAGCTTTGGCAATCAATGGCGGCGCTGTTGGCGCAAACGGTGTTGATTTAGCCGTGCTTGCTAATAGCTCAATGTATGCGGTTTATGTAATTGCTGATTCAACTAAATATAATGACCCTGCTGGTTTGTTGTCTTTAGCTGCTAATGCAACGCCTACAATGCCTTCTGGTTATGACGTTTATCGTCGTGTTGGTTGGGTTTTAACTGACGGCACAGCGGATTTATTAGCTTTTGTTCAGTTCGGCTCAAACGAGCATCGTTCATATTACTATGACGTTGCTATATCTGAATTATCAGGTGGCGCATCTGCAACTTACGCGGCTGTTGATTTGGCAACAAGTGTACCGCCTATCGCAACCCGCGTTATGTTAGATGTGGCTTATACACCTAACTCAGCTACTAACTTATTATCAATGATACCTGGCGCAAGTGCTGCAACTGCTGGAATCGTTAGATATGGTTATGGCGTTGCTGCTGCTCAAGTTGGTTCAGTTGTTATGCCTTGCGATTTAGTTGCATCAGTACCCACAATTAAATACAAAGTTGGTAATTCTTCAGACGCTGTTACTTTGTTAGTAGCTGGCTTTGAGGACAATCTATAATGACTTACACAGTCAATCAATTAGTATCTGGCGCGTTTTACGCGTCGGGTATTGTTTCACGTGAATTTGAGACGGTAAGCGGTCAACAATTAACTGACGGTATTGATTGGCTAAACGAAGTTTTAGACGAGAAGACGGTTGATATGGATTTAATTCCTTACGAATCGACTTACGACTTAACTTTGCTTGCTGGCGTAGAAGAGTATTACATTGCTGATTTAATAGAAATTGATACATTAACTTTTACGTTAGATACGGTTAGATTCTCTGTTCAAAAAACCCCGCGGGACCAGTACTTCGGGGTAAACAGAGTGAACGGCATTAGTTCGTTACCGGTCAGATGGTACATGGAAAGAGAGCTTGGTGGCGCTCGTGTTTATATATATTTTGCGCCAAATGATACTTATCAAGCAGAAATTAAAGGCATATTCAGATTAAGTAGCGTGGCTCAAGGGGATGATTTATCAACTACTCTTGACACTTTTTACACTACTTATCTGCGTTATGCGTTAGCTGCTAAAATTTGCGACGAGTATTCAATGCCCGTGCCCATGGGCGTTGACAAGCAGTTAAATAAATACCAAGCATTAATTAGTAAGCGGTCGCGTCCTCTTGATTTACATATTAGAAAGCAATCAACATTGCATAAGCCTGGGCCTGGAATTTGGGCACAAGCATCACTTTACCGGGGTTATATGCCTTAGGGGACTGGAATGCCACAAACAGAAATAAAATGCGTGGGGTCTTCAACTTTTGGGCGCTACCCTAAGATAAGCTTAGAAAAAACGTATAACATGTTTATCTCCGATGAGTGGCTTGTATCTTATCCAGGATTTAAAAAAGTATTAGAGCTAAACGCAGCCGTTGAGGGTCGTGGATTATTCCATAGTATCCGAGGTGGGTTTTTAGTTTACGTCGTTGGCGCAAGCATTTATAAAATAACAAGCGGTGTCGGTTCTATTCGAGTAGGAACGCTTAACTCTGAAACGGGAGAAGTGTTTATTGATGAGAACTTATCTAGCCAAATATGCATAGTTGATGGCATTGACGCGTATATTTATAATTGGAATTTAGAATCCGTTACGGCTCAAAACTTTACCAGCGCGCCTGGTTATGTCTCATATCATAACAGTAATTTCTTAATAACGTCTGTTCCTTCCGCAGCGCTGCCACAAAATTGGTACGTTTACAAATACAGCACAGATACAACAATAGAAAAATTAGCGGCCAATGTAGGCGGCACTTTTTCTATTCAAACAAAACCGGACGTGTGTTTAGCCGTCCATCGTATACCCGGTCGCGGTAATAATGTTATAGCAATAGGTAGCGCGGTAGCTGAGGTTTACACGCAAGTCGGCGGCACTGAAAACTATCGACGTAATGCAAGTTTTAACATTAACAGCGGTTGCGTTAGTGTCTCAACAATAGCTTATGCGGATACGATGGTTTGCTGGCTAGGACAAAACGAAAGTAATTCGCCTACAATTATGTTTACCAATGGCGCGGAAGTTCAAAACTTATCAAGTGATGGTATTGATTTTCAATTACAAGAAATTGTACACCCCGAAGATTCAACAGCGTTCTTTTATCGCCAAGATGGACATTTGTTTTATCAATTAACCTTCTTTAATGCCGCAGATAACTTAACGTTGGTTTATGATTTTAATACACAGAAATTCTTTCATATAACAGATTCAAAGTTAAATTATCATCCGGCTAGGCAGGTCGTTTATTTTGAAGAAAAAACCTATTTTGCATCACTTGCCGAGGGCTCAATCTATCAAATGGATTCAAGTATCATTACAGAAATAAATACTGTGGGTGATACAACAGGCGAAGATATCCCAAGGATACGAATTTGTAATACAGTAAGGCAAAGAACCACGCTACCTTTTCGAGTTAATTTATTTACGTTTGTGATGGAACAGGGAGTTAATAGCTTTCCTAAACTTCTTGTTGATGCCGTTAGTTGCACTGATATTATGATCACTGAAGATGGTGGCACAATGATTAGTGAAGCAAGCGTTGAAATGCTAGGGGAAGAGGGCGTTTGTGCAACTAACGTTGAGCGGCCTTGCGTTGATATGTCGGTCAGTAAGAATGGCGCGCAAACATTTAGTAATAGCGTTAGGCGCTACCTTAACGCACAAGGAAACTTTAGAAATGTTATTAACTGGCATCGCATGGGTTTTGCAAATGAATTTACTATACAGCTTAGATTTTCAGGCATGCAAAGATTTGTAATTAACGATGGTGTCGCGGAGATAAGCACATGACAATACCCGTAACGCCTGTCTTTTATGACATGAAATACGTAGAAGACACGGGAAATTTAACAGCTCAAGCGAACATGTATAATGATGATTTATCACAAACGTTAAATATAGCGATTAATTTACTTAATCAAATATTAACTACTAATATAGAAAGTGGTGGCGCAGTAACTAATAACGGCATCGTTTCAGTAAATAAGACAGCGGCTGAGATTTCCGCGTTATTGGCTGACACAGAAACGGTTCCGAAAGTAGGAACTATTTGGTTTGATACGAATGCCGCTAAATTAAAAGTTGTTACATCGGCTGGTACGGCTCAAACAATTACAAGTTCATAAGGATAAAAAAATGGGATTATTTGATTCATTATTTGGTAAAGACCCTGGTCAAGAAGCAAATAAGCAGCTTGACAATATACCTGGGGTTTTGCAGCAGCACTTACAACCTTACTCAGACCAAGGGCGTCAAGCAGGCGCGGCACTTCAAGGTGAGTATGGCGGCATGATGAATGACCCATCTGCGTTTATTAATAAGATGATGGGTCAATATAAGCCATCCGAAGGTTATCAGTTTCAGCAAGATCAAATGGGCCAAGCGGCGGGAAACTCTGCGGCTGCCGGAGGTCAAAGAGGCGGCCCCGCTGAGCAAGGCGAGCAGCAAAAAATCACCCAAGGTTTACTCGGCCAAGATATGCAGCAATGGCTACAGAACGTTATGGGCGCACATACTCAAGGCATGCAAGGCGAGCAAGATATATATAATAAAGGCTTTCAGTCTGACAATAGCCAAGCTGAAAGTATGATGAATATGTACGGCACCAAAGCAACTAATGACGCTATGAGCGCCAACAGACCAACGCCGCTTATGCAAGGGTTACAAACTGCCGCTGGTGTTGCTGGTGGATTTATGGGAATGCCTACAGGCATGGGATCTTCCGTTGGTGGTGATTTAGTAAAAAAATGGATGTTATAACTTATGCCTTTTCAACCTATAAATTTTTTAAATATGCCTCAACAACAAGATGGTTTAGCGCAATTACCTAAACGTTTTGCTGAGGGTTTTAATATTGGCCAAATGCCAGCTAAGGCGCAACAAGCAGCCGACGAAAGCCGAATACATCAAGCGCTAATGCAAGCTCAGGCCGGACAAGCTGGGGCGACGACTAACAAAATGAATCAAGAATCAGCAAGAATGAAATTGTTTCAAAAAATGATCCAAGGCGCAATGGGTGATCAGCAACCACAACAAGAGCAACAACAACAACAACAACAAGAGCAACCGCAACAGCAGCAACCGCAAATGCAGCAGCAACCGCAAATGCAACAACAAGCACAACCGCAAATGCAGCAAATGCAACAAATGCAACAACAGCAACAACAAGCACAAACACAACCGCAACAAAGCCAAAATGGAACACAAGTACTAAATCAAGGCGACCCTAGCCTGCAAAGAATTGACCAGTTATATAGCCAAAATCCTCAAATGAGAGACCAATTTAAAAAAATGGGTTGGGATGTAAAGAAAACAATCAAAACTAATCCAGAAACAGGACAAGCATTTGAGCAAACTACATACCCAAGTGGTAAAGTTGAAATTCAATCGTTTAATGTTGGTAGACAGCCAGAAGATATTTCTCGCAGCAAAGAAATAGCTAAAGTTGATTCTGGTGTATATAAAGATGCTCTTGAAGCAACAGAACAAGCTCAAGACGCTATCGAAAACCTAGATAACATACAAAATATAGTAACAAGCAACCCAAATTTTAAAGAGGTCACAGGACCAATTAAAAACGTTCTAGCAAACTGGGCAGGTAGTGCAGCAGATAAAGAATTGCTTGGTAGCCTACAAAGTGGTTCGGGTAATATTATGATGTCCGCCGCTGGGAAAATTAAAGGTGCGTTCACGGCTAGAGATATGACCATGTTAAAAAATATTAAGCCAAATGTTGAAGACTTTCCAGATGTGTTTCTTGGTAAGCTTAAATCAATGAGTGTAATGGCTAAAGCAGTATCGGACAGAAACAGTAAAATCGCCGAGTATGTTAGAGATGGAATGAGTCCAGTTTCAGCAATAAACAAAGCCAAAAAAGAAACTGATTTAGTAAAAATAAAAAAAGACTATGACAATAGATATAAAGAAGATCAAAAAAACGAACTATTAAAGTCTGAATTATCGAAAAGAAACAACAAGCAGGATGCGCCAATAGAGTATACAAAAAACGGCAAAACTTACGTATTTAGCAATGGGGAGTGGTACCAAAAATGATAAAAGTTACTGACCCATCATTACTTGAAGAGCTTAATGGCTCACTCTCTAATCAATCGCAAGATAAACCCGAAAGTATGTTAGATCGCACGGCAAATTTCGCGCAAAAATACATTAATGAGCCGGTTCAATCCTCCAGGCTTCCTGAAATTGGCGGTGGCGTACTGCAAGGCGCTTATGATACAGGCAGAAGTATTGGTAATATCCCTATGTCCGTTTTAAGCAAGTTAATGGGTAAAGACATGTCTATTCCTTCGGTTGATTTAGGGCAATATGGAAAACAAGACCCTACATCAAAAGCAGCGTTTATGGGTGGTGAGGTTCTTGGCTCTGTAGCTCCAGCCGCTAAAGTGTACAAAGGTGCTGAGGCTGCGTTAGGCGCTCCAACAATGTTAAAGCGTGCGTTGGCTGGGTCAGCTACTGGCGCGGCAATTGGTCAATCTGGTGATGAAGATGGAAACGGTAGGCTAACTGGCGCATTGTTGGGAGGGGCTTTACCTGCAATTTCAAGTGTAACACCGGCATCTTTAGGTAAGCGAATTGTTAATCAAAAGAATTCACTTCAAGAAGGTTTTAAAAAATCTTATAACGACCTTTTCGGCAAGATTGAGCAAGCAGGGATTGCCCAGAAAGATTTAAAAATTCCTGGCATATTAAATAAAGCGGGGATGAATGCCGATTTAGCATTAATAAAAACTTCAGCTCCAAGGGAATTTACTAAATCTTTAGATGCTTTTAAAGCAAGCCCAAGCTTTCAAAATGCTCATGACGTGCAAAGCGACCTAGGAAAGTTATCAAGATACTTGCAGACACAAGGAAGTAATAAGTTGACGCAAGGAAAAGAAATAAGTAGCTCCAAACAAAAAGCTGAACAATTAACTAAAGAATTACAAAAAAGAATGAGAGGAACAATGCAGGACTTTTTATTGAAGAATAACAAGCCTGATTTATTAAAAGAGTATAGTGGATTAACTAAAAGCTACGCCAAAGATTACGTGCCTTATTTGCACCCATCTATTAATAAATACGAGCAAGGTAAGCACTCAGCAAGTAAAATGCTTAAATCATTAAATCAAAGTGATAAGTTTTTAGAGTCAAGTGCAGCAAAAAACCTTCCTGGATTAAAGGGCAATAAAGCGCTTAATTCTCCAGCCGGTAAATTAGCAGGGGCGGCAGTTGGCGTCCCATTATTGTACAAGTTCGGTCTTCCTGGCTTAGGTAAGGCTTTAGACAAAGGTTCTGAAACGTTTAGGTAGTAGTGTATTAACCAACGTTAACATAAATAATAAAAGCAACAAAAGCGTATAGTGCACATATAATCATAAGATAACCCGGTTTATTAGTTAACAGCATTATACAAGCACCGTGCTTAAATTGCAAGCATTAATGGAGTAACAAATGAGTCTCGATGAACGGTATGTACCTTTAACGTCTTTAAATCAATACTTTGTAGCAAAGGATTCTGGCTTGCCATTAGCAGCCGGTAAGATTTTATTTTATAAAGACAGTAGTCGAGCCACCGCAAAAGATGTTTTTCAGTTAACTGGAACTTACGGGAATTATTCGTATACATCGGTTACCAATGAAGTAACACTGAGTAGCGTGGGCACGATTCAAGACAGCGGCGGCAATAATATTTTATTATACGGCTATCCGTATGACACTTCCGGCGGTCTTGATCTTTATTACATTGTTTGCGAGAGTGCGGGAAGTGTGGCGCAATGGACTCGTTCAGCCATTCCCAATCTTACTGCTAGCAATGACCCAACAGCGACTACTTTTAGTTATAATAATGAGCTGTCCAACCCTCAGTTTACCGAATATTTTCTTGACGAAGAAACTTCAACGGAGTTTGTGTATTCCGGAGCAACAGCCAAGGTAACCCCCATTGCCCCCGATTGGGATTTGATTGTTACTGGCTCAGGAACGTTGACTGTTTCTCGTGTAGCTGTAGCGGGTTCCGCTGACTTAGTAACTAATCCAGCTTATTATATGCAAGTAGACGTGCCCTCTGGTGTAACTACTTGCCATTTAAGACAGCGATTAATAGCTAACTCTGGAATATGGGCGGGTGATTTTTTATCGTCTTATATTGTGGCTAAAAAAGTAAGCGGCTCAAGCAGCTCAATCGAAATGTTTTATGTG